ATCGCAAACCAATAAACGCCTGTTGCGGTGGTGTTAGTTCTGAAAATGTTTACCCTAAGCCCAGTGAGGTTTGCCCCAGAAAATGTCGGTGCTGAAACGGATGAAGTCCTAAGTGCGTCCGCTGCGCTGATGGCAGTGACAAGGATAGAGACATCATTTTGCGTCGCGGTGACCGCAGATGTTTTCACTGTCAATCCAGTGACTGCTACGCCTGTAGTGGCGTTTGCCACTGGCGTGACGGTCACAACGCCGCTGGCGATGTTTGCTGCGGTCATTATTGCATCTGTGTTGAGATTACCAATCACATCAAGCGCGCCTGTGAGCGAGGTGCTACTAGCGCCCATAATGAATGTCGCGGCTGATCCGTTCTGAATCAGGAGTTCGCCACCGTCAGCCTGAAGCACGGCTGGCTGATATGTCTGCGGTGCGGAGCGGTCAGTCAGGAGCAACTCAGGCGAGCCGTGCATCACAGTGACCTCAGCCAGTTTGATGGTTCGCGCAGCGGACTGCGTTGCGTTCGTTGAGATCGTGATGGTGACGAGTAGGAATGCAGCGTCAGCAGGTGCAGTCGTTGAGACCAGGTCACCTGCGTCAAAGCCTGCAGGAGCAGTCACACCTGTCGTGCTGGTCAGCGCGCTGAAGGCATAAGTTCCAGAGGTGAATGAGCCTGACGCGACGGTCAGATCAGTCTTGTAGAAGGCTCCGCTCACCTCCACTTGCGACTGCGAACTGTTGGTTGCTGAAGTGAATGACGCTTCAATGTAGTAGGAGAATGTGCGCGAGAGCGTTGATGAGATCGGAATGTAGCGCGTGATCTTTGCGCTCTTGCCTGTGAGCGTGCCGCTGTTCACCGTCCACTGCAAGACATTGCCGGAGCCGTTGGCCGCATCTGGTACGACCGCGCAGGTGATGGCCCCTGCTGAGTTTGTATCCGTGAAGGTCCAATACGGCAGCGGGTTCTCAGCGGTGATGGTTCCAGTGGAGTCGTCTGGCGAGATGGCGAAGTCGCCGTTGGCAACGCCAGCCTGAATCTCGCGCAGTGCGGCTGATCCGAATAGCAGCGCGGTCTCGCCGTCGCTGCTCGTGCTGACGAGCGCCGCGCCGTTCTCGCTCGTGACGCCGCCCTCAAAGCCGCCAAGACCAGTGAGGTCTGTACCGTATCGCTCTGCCATCTCTAGCCTCCAGCCTTCGCAAGGAGCGCAGCAACCGCACTGCGCTTTGTGTATTCAGCCTCAATGTCTACGCGCAACTGATAGGAGCCTGGCGACTCAAACGAATAGGTGACGCTTGCGACTCGCAGGATTTCGTTCAAGTCTAGTGCGGCGGCCGTCACCTTGACGAACTGCCCTGGCAGCCACGCAGAGACGAGTGTGCCTGCTGACGAGTAGCCCTGCGTCAGCCCATACTCCCAGTTCGGATTTGTGAGTTGCGTCTGGCTTGAGCCAGAGATTGAGAACGACACGCTCCGCACAGGCTTAGAGCGCACCTGCATCGTCCCCTTCGTGAGCCGCTGAATCTTCGTGGAGCGGCCGCCGAAGCCAACCTTTGCGACCTTTGGCGCGCTAAACACTTCTTGAGGCACAGGTCCAGTCCGTGCGGTAAGCCCAGAGCCTGTGTATGGAGTGCCGCCTGTGTAGGTGCGGAAGTAGGGCTGGTTCGTGATCGGGCTGGCGTTGCCATCGCGTCCTGCTTGCGAGTCTGCTGCCTGCACAAAGATGCCCTTCACGATGTTGTCGTGATCGAGGTTTACCGACAGATTGTGCGCAAGCAAGCGCGTCGCCGTGCCAGCACTGCCAGTGCGCGCGGCCGTAGGGTCGGTGACGATCTCGGCTGGAGCGGTCGCCGTCCCCGGCACAACAATCGGTCCATAGTTCAGGCGCGCAGCGCCGTCTACATAGAAGTTGTATGGCAGCCCATTCTCACCGCTTGCCTCTTCTGTGATCTGGCTCATCGCGCTGGTCAAGGTGGTCGCCTTGAAGTCCAGCGTGCCGAGTACCACCGCTGTCCCTGAATACACCGCGCGCGTGCTGCCGCTGATGATGCTGGTGTCCAGAATCTGACGCGTGGTCGCATCGTTCACTTGGTCGTGAATCCTTGCCAGCAACTTGTTGATGTGGTCACGGTCAGTCAGCGCAGTGCCGCCCTGCTTGAATGATCCGACCTGCTGAGAGGTGTCGGTGCCGGTGTATGACTTGCGGACTACGGTCTTGCCAAGCCAGCCGTCAGCATCCGCGACGGTGACCGTTGCCCTGGTGCCGAATCCACTGCCGAGCAGCGCGGCGTCAATGCTGGTGATGTATCCGAGGAACAGCGCCGTGCCTGCTGAGTAGCGTGAGTCAATAAACTGGACGCGCGCATTGTCTGCGGCCGAGCCAGACTTCCACCACGGCCCACCCACAGGGGTCTCCGTCTGTAGGACATCGAATGACATTCTGCCGCCGCCATCGGCGCTCACATTGGCGCTGAAACTGCCGAGTTCAATATATGGCGTGGTGCCAGCGGTTGAGAGTGGCAGCGTGAGCAGGTTCGCCGTCCCTCCGCCAACTCCAGCGATGGTGACTGAGTATGGGTTTGCCATTATGGGTAGGTTCGGCGTGGGTTAGGGTCAAGCATCCCCATATACGAAGCCGCCGATTGTCCGATGACTTTCTTGTCAAGCACGATGTTCGTGACGACGCTCGTGCTGCCAGGGTTGCCGCCGCCAGTTCGGTTCATTGGGTTTACATATGACCCGCCGCCGTAGCCCCCTGTCTCTGCTGCCTTGCTGAGATTGGCTGCCTTCTCAATGCCTTTTCCGAAGCCGATGGCGTTCAGACCAAACACGATGGCGTCAATCAGAATCTTGATGGCGGTGAGGGTGACTTTTAGTGGGAAGAAGGCGACATCAAGCAGGCTGATCGAGCCTTCACCTTCGGAAAAGATCTTGAACAGATCTCCGAACGAATCTGCGAGCGGTCGTACATAGTTGTCTACAAGGTCGGTGACGACTGGACCGATGTCATCAAGCAGCCCCTGGAACGCTGGCAAGGCCTTCTCAGTGATGAAGGTGAGAATCTCGCTGACGACAGGGAGGAACTTGGCGCCGAAGTCGTCCATTTGCTCGTTGAAGACCTCCTGCGCGGTTGCGAACTTTCCGCTCGTGCTGTTCGCAAGTTCGTCTGCGATGCCCTGGAACTTGCCCATCCCCTGCGCGTAGAGATCGCTAAACTTCGCGCCCTTCTGGATCGGTCCAATCATCGCGGCGAGTCCTCGCGTTGATCCGTTAGACGCCTTGCCGATTGCCGCCACGACTGATTCAAGGTCCTGACCTGTGACGGCAGAGATGGTCATCGCAAGTTCGTTTGCCTTCAGCAACTTGGTCTGGTTCTTGAAGAATCGTGACCCGACTTCTAGCCCAGCGCGCACCCTGTCGTCTGCGATACCAAGCCGCTGGGCCGCCTTGATCTGCTCCTCAATCTTTGGAGCGAGTGCATCTAGCGCAAAGCCTCGTGCCTTGAGCGCGGCGTTGGTGAGGATGACTGATCGCTCGTCCTCGATTGCGCCCTGAATCGCCTTTGCGGTGAACGCAGCGATTGCACCGGCTGCTGCTAGCGCAGCACCGCCGATTGCCTTGAACGCCGTGATGCTGACGCCCTTGAGCCGTCCCATCGCCTTGCCAACGTTGCCGAGCGGCTTAGTGGCAGCGTCCTTCGCCGCGATGACAAAGTTCGCTGCTCGATCAGACCCGAATGCCATATGTCACCTTCTCTTGAATCTCAGGATGGTTCTCTTGAATGCATCGTTGTTGAAGAATGATTCTACCGTCTTCGCCATCGCCTCCATCGCACGCGCCTGATAACTTGCGTTGCCAGAGACTCGCGTCACGAATGGATTGCCAGGCACCGCCTTCACCGCCTTCGCTCCGTTCTTCGTTTGCCGCACTCCACTAATACCGCTCGTGACGAACCATCGGTACCACGCACCGCCAGCGGCGCCTGCTCGATTACGCCCGGCACGCGGTCCGACCACAGCCGCTGGGGTGCCGAAGCGAGCGCGTCTTGCGGTGACCGACTTGCGGAGTCGCCCTGGGTTCTGCGTCGTCTTGCCGATTGGCGCCTCGGCGCGCATTGGCTTGACCATCGTCCGAGTGGCGTTCAGGGTGGCGATGCTAAGGAGGCGTTTGTAGGCTGCTGGATTTGATCCCTCCAGGAAGCCGAGGCGCAGCGCCTCATAGTTATTGTCCACGCTGAAGGAGATCGTCAGCCTGTCTTGCGAGTTAGCGGCCACGGCTCATCGGCTCCTTTGGCTGTAGGTCTGCGATAAGTTGCGCGGTGCGCTGGAAGTCGCCAGCATCCCACTCAAGCACTTCGTGCGGCGCGATGCCGAACTCTTTGCCGATCAAGTGTGCCACGAGTAGCGGGTGAGGCGAGATGGAACGACCTGCCGCCAGCCTCTGTGCGTCAAGCCTTAGCGAGGGGGGAGTGCTGCTACCGCATCGCTCCACTTGCTAATGCACTCAGTGAGCGCATCCATCGGTGCGTCAAGCACGGTTGCCGCTGGCTCGCCAGTCTCGTCAAGGAAGTTGTGCGCCACGATCAGCCGTGCAACTGCGTTCATCGCGCGCTCCACATTTCCACTCTGAAGTTCGATAAAGACTCGTGCGGGGACTCCCTCGGCGCGCATCGTCGCCTTCCAGCCGTCAAACGGCGCAAGGAGATTTACTTCAACGGTGCGAAAGTCAGGCTTGCTCTGTGACATTTGCTCCTCCTACTCTCTCTAACTTATGGTAGGGCTGCGAGATCGCTCCCTACAATAATCCTAAGGCTCTTCGTGCTGGTCGCGTCGTACACCAGCGTGCCTGTGACTGCCATCGTGACGAGGCCGTCTTCGGCGCCAGCGAGTTGCTGCACTTCGGTTGGCACGATCATCGTCATAATGTTTGCCGTGTTGGTGCCGTTCGTCCAGGCGAGTCGCACGCCAACTGGCGTTGCGGCTTGGTAGGCGTCGTAGAAGACGCTGACCGCTGAAGCAGTGCTGCTCACGGTCATCGTCAAGGTGCCAGTGAATGGGTTGGACTCAGCGTGCGTCGTGAAGGTCGTCGTACCGGCGAGGTAGGACTGCCGTGCAAGACCCGAAGAGAACTCCAGTGAGAAGTCCAGCAGGTATTCATACGCTGTCCCTGAGGCCGTGCCTGGGAAGACGGTGCCGCTCTGGAAGGCGTTCCAGAGTCGCCCTGCGAGGAAGCCTGATGTTGGCGTTCCGTCTGCAAGGACCGCTGAGTTCTTGGCGATGTTCTGGGCGAAGAGTGAGGCGCTGAGGTTCGTCAAGCCACTTCGGTCTGCGGCGATGGTGATGGACTCAGCCAAGCAGTAGTTCGCAGCGTATGCCTGCACGCCGTCCGTGGCGATCAAGGTGTAGGACTTTGGGTTGTTGCTTGCGGTCATTGAGAAGTCGTAGTCCCAGATGTATGGCGCAACTGTTCCAGCGGCTGTTGCCGTGCCAAGCATCGACATCCAGATTGGGAGTTCACCGATGCTCAGCGCAGGAACGGTGGCGCTCAGTGTTGGCTCTACGGAGACGATGGTGCCAGTCGTTGCGATGAGCGGGTTGCGAAGCGCAACGGATCGCTCGGTGCCGAGTTCAATCGTGGTGCCGTTGCTGATCACGCCAGTTGGCGAGACGAGCAACTTGCGGCCACCTGAAGTCAGCGTAGGGATGGTGCCAGGAGTCGCCTCCTTGAAGGCAACTAGTTTGCTGAACAGTACATTTCCGGCTGATGCTGCAGGCAAGTCAGGTCTCCTTATCTTCTGCCGCAGTGCGGCGTGGGGTTGATTCTACGCTGAAGTGTTGATTGCTTCTACGACTGCCACCTCTACTGTGGCAGAGATTGTCAGGTAGTCCTGCTCTGCCCAAGTGTCGGTGCCGATTGCCGTTGAGGTCACGCTCGCCTGAGCGACGGTGGCAGTGCCGTCAAGCGTTACGCCGTCAATGAGGCTGTCTCGCAGCCAGGTGCGCCACGCCATCAGGTCGGCGTACTTGCGGCCGAGGTCAGCCTGTGGCTGGATGTAGACCGTGGCGTTGATGGTCAGCACGACCTGGCGATTGCTCGCGCCGTAGGAGATCGAGTCGTCGCCTGGGATCAGCACGACGGCTGGCACCACGGCGAGATTGTCTGGCGGGAAGGTGTGGACCTGTCGCAGCGTGTAGCCGCCTGGTGGCGTTGCCGCCGTGAGATGTGCAGCGAGTCCCGCGAGGATCGTGGCGTCGTTCACCGCACCAGACCAGATCGCTTGCGGAATGCTTCAAGCAGCACTTGCGACTCTGGATGCAGTGCGCGGTTCTGGCGCAAAAGACCACCCAGGTCCGCGCTTCCGATCACGCCGAAGGGGGAGGTTCGGCTGGAGAACACAGCACCCGCCTGGATCAGCGCAGCCTGAATGACTGCCTGCGGCACGGCTGGGAAGCCGAAGACTCCCACAACCTCCACACCCCGATAGACGCTCTTCGGGAAGTTCTTTGGATAGGTGACGCTCACATCGATCTGCGTGTAAGGGAAGCCGTCAAGTGCGGCGTTGCCGGGTGCAAGGTTGTAGTCGGTGTTGGTGGTCCAAGTCGTCGTGTGCGTGCCGAGTCCGAGGTCGTCGGTCTTCAGCGTGGTGATGCTCACAAGGTCGTCAATCAAGACATATTCGTATTCCTCAGCCGTGTAGTAGCGCGTCTCGGTCGCGGTGCCGAAGCCAGTCTTGCGGTCGCAGTAGAGGTCGATCAGCGCGTCGGTCGCATCAAGGACGGACTGCAACGCCGTGTCATCAACGGAGTCGGTGATGCCGATGCTGCTCTTCAACTGCGCGAGTGTGGCGTAACTCATTCGTCCGACCTTTCCCTGCGATCCACAGGCTCTCTCTTCAGGGTGGCTGTCTCACCCCATCTAATCAGCATAGCGCGCTCTGGTAGCCGCGTTGGTGCCTCTGCGTTGATTCTAGCCGCACCCCTGCGGCGTGCCAGTTGCTTCAAGACCTTGAGCCAGTTCATACCCCTCCTAACTAAACAGGGGGCCGAGCCGAAGCCCGACCCCCTGCTGTTCAAGTGCTACGACCTAAGACTTAGGAAGCGGCGTTCTTGAGGAACTTGACCGCGTTCGCCTGCACGAGGTTCGTGTCGCCACGAACTGTGCATTTGTACGAAATCAAATCTGTGTCCCAGGCGAACTCGGTAGAACTGGTTACAGAAATCCCGCCGACGAGGACGGTCACGATCTGACCGAGGTCGCCGAACAGGATGCCGCGTGCGTTTGCGGCGAAGTCAGCGATTCCACCGGTCGTGTAGACAGGCTTGCCGAGGAGACGATCAACGCCACCCTGACCACCTGGCTGGAAGATCGGCACTGACGAGGAAGTGATCCCGAGGATCGTTCCGATGTTGGAGTCGGTCGTCAGGAAGGCAGCCTTTGCCGCATTGCGGTATTGCTGCTTCACTGAATACTGAAGCCCAACCAGTTCGGCGTAGGTGACCGTCGTTGCCGACGAACCAACCGCGTACGAACCAGCCGCAGCCGCGACAGCGGTGCCTGCAACGGCGCCGTGCTTGACTGCAACTTCTGAACCCATCTTCTCAGCGACCATCGCTGCAAGATCAAACGCCGCGTCCTGGACCAACTCGTTGGTGACCTGGAGAATAATCCCGTATTTCACCGGGGTGATACTCAGGGCTGAGAGGGTGCCATCTGACTCGGAGATCTGTGCTGCTTCTGCGAATGAACCAGCGGTTCCAAGAGCCGTGACTCGTGGGAACTGAAGGTTGTTGCCTGTGCTGACATTGTAAACAGTGACAGCGTTGGCATCCAGGAATGGGTTCACCTGACCAGCGACAATGTTCACTCGCGTGAAGATGTCTACTGGGTTCCCAAGGCCAGTTGCGCGGGAGACATCACGCTTCTCAAAGACCTTCGTCCCGCCGTTGCGAGCAAGTTCTCGGAGTTCTGCGTTGTCGTCGCGGTCAGCCTTCGGAGCGATCACAGCAGCGAACTCGGCACGGGCTGCGTCAGCCTGTGAACGAGCCTCTGTTGCGGCCTTCTCCGTGCGGATTGCTTCAGCGATTGTGCCAGCCTCTGCAACGAGACCGTCAAACTGCTGCTTGGCGTCACCCTCTAGAACTCCACCCTTCTCGGCGAGGTCCGTGGCGATCGCCTGAGCCTGCGTGAGCAGGTTCGCTCGCTTGTCAGCGAGTGCGTCGTATGCCATTTGTTTACTCCTTTGCGTCTCATTGGACGCGCTTCTATGCCTTGTCTTGATTATTGCGACTCACTAGCGGGAGGACCTGATCGCGGGCTTGCCTACATCGGGCAGCGGGGCGGGGTCTCGTGGCTTTAGAGTTCCTGATCCATCAGGCGCTTGGTCTGCAACATCGCCAACGCAACGGATGGATCAACTCCAACCGGCTTTGGCGAGAGCCTCTCGCGCACCTGGTCAATCACCTTGAGGTCATCTTCGGTGAGCGGTTGCGCTCCCTTGATGGCTTCAAGCGTATTCATAAGGCGGTCGCCGTCTACGCCGAGTTTCGCAGCGGACAGTTTGCGAACAGCCGTGAGACCAATCGTTGCAGGGTAAGCAGGAGTCTGTCCAGCGGACAAGACGCTCACCTCGAACAGGTTGATTTCGTTGAGTGTGCGGACATTCTCGTTCCAGACATCGCCGCTCCGCGGGATGGAGAAGCCGAAGGACATCCCCATCGAACGCGCTTCGTAGGTCAGTTTGCTGATGACGCTTGCTGCATCTGGATCGGCTGGGTCCAACTTTGCCTCAACCTTCAAGCCGCGCTCGTCCTCAGTGAGCGACAGACGGCCGCTTGCGGTCGTGGCAAGTGCGCGCGTCTCGTCGTGTCCAAAGAGGAAGGAGATCATCTTCTTGCCATCGGCGACACGCTTCAGCGTTCGGGTGAAGGCGTTCGGCGCGATGATCTCGGTGAACTGCATTCCGTCGGATGGCACATTGAACAGCGCGGCGTAGCCGCTGAATGTCTTCTGTCCGTCCTCATCCTCGGTGACGGTGAAGTCGCCCATTGGAAGTGCGCGAGTCTCAAGTTCCTTCAAGTCAATGATCTCCCTGTCTTCAAGCGCGGCAACGATGCCTTCTGCCCATCGTACAACGCGGTCAGCGCCGTCTGATTGTGTGGGGTTTACGCCCCAGAGGTAGGCGGCCACGGCGCCGGGTCCTGGGAAGTTGTCGTTGGATTCGTCGCTGTTCTGCGGTACGCCTTCCCAGTCGCCACGGTGCCTTGCGATCCACGCGATCATCCTGCGCGCCTTTTCATCGCTGACGCTGCCGCCAGCAAGGTCGCGTGCGTCGCTGATCGTCTGATCGACCAGTCCGTCGCCGCCGAGTCCGTCGGCGTAGTAGGCGAGTCCCTTGTCGGCTGCGCTCTGGATGTAGGCGGGAACATCAACCTGAGCGCGGACCTCGTTCTCTTCCGAATACTTCGGATGCTCAGGATCAAGGAGGTCGTTGTCGCTGACATACGCAGCGTTGTTTGGTGCGCCGGTGCGCGCCAAGTAGAGGAAGGCATTGACTCGCGCCATTGACCACTGCTCGCGTGTCGTGCCTGGTCGGTGGCTGACGGAGTAGGCGCCTGAGCCGCGACGATAGACTGCGCGCAGTGAGTCCACGCGCACGCGCGTCCAGTCTGGTCGGTCTGCTTCGGCCATCGCCTTGTTGTGGTCGTCGCTCTTTGTCTGGAGCGCCTTCTCGGTCGCCTCGCTCAAGTCAATGTCGCCCAGTTTGCCTTTGGCAGAGCCTGGCTCGTTGGTGTCGCTCCCAGTGATCTGGTCACTTGGTGGCGCTGCTGGGTCGGTGTGTTCGGCGCGGTGTTCGTGGTCCATCTCCAGCACCTGCTCTGGCGTCATCGCGTGAATGCCCATTCCCTCAGCGGCATCACGGTCGGAGGCGTCATCAGACACGAAGAAGGCGATCTCGTCGCCATACTCTTCTTGCAACTTGCTGAGTTTGTATGCGGTGAACGCCTCGATCACAGCCGGTGACGACTCCTCTGAGAAGTCCTGCAAGTAGATCTCGTCATACGGCACGCCGAGTTTCTCCAGCAGTGCCTCGGTCTCCTCAAGCCGTGCGATAGGACGGCCGCTGATGATGTAGACCTCGATACCGTAGTCAGCGACGCCTGACTTGATGTAGTCGATCAGTTCTTGGCGTGGCGCTTCGCCGCTCGTCGTGAGCGTGCCGTCAATGTCGTAGATCTCAATCACGGCTGGGGTTCGTCGCCAACGACTCCGATGTTCAGCGGCTTCCAGTATTGGTCGCCTGCTGGTCCGATTGGCGAGCGGTCCTCAAGCGAGCGCACTTCGTTCAGGCTCAGGAAGCCGTTGTTCAGCGCGGTGCTGTAGGAGTTGTATCGCTCCTGCGTGGTCGCGCGGAGCAAGCCGTCCAGCGTGAACTTCAGGAAGGTCTGCTGGCTGCCCGGCACGAGCCGCTGGAACGAAGCCTCCATCCTAGCGATGAGTGGGCCGAGTCCGAGACGCAGCCACTCAATGCCGATCAGTTCTACCGAAGCGTAGGAGGTGTTGCCACCTGGCACCTGAAGCATATGCAGCGGGATGCCGTAGAGCCGCGCGATGGACTCCACGCCGTAGTGCATCGTCTCAATCAACTGCAAGTCGGAGACCTTCGCGCCGAGTTGCTGGAAGTCTGCGCCGCCGGTGAGGACGGCAACCTTGAAGGCGTTCTTGACGCCACCGTTGCGGCGTGAGAATCCGTTGCGAAGTGCGTCAGCCTGATCCTGCGTGAGTTCGCCTGGGACCTTCACGATGCCGCCAACGCTGGCATTATTTTCGTAGAACTTCGCGCTGAAGAGCGCGGTCGCGCTGGCAAGTCCGAGGGTCACCTTGTGATGCTCAATCGGCGACAGGCCGCGTAGTGACTCGCCAGTGCCGAAGAGTGTGATGTGGACGATGGAATCGGCGCCGAGGATTGTCTCGCCGTTGGTGGTCTTGATGTGGTAGAGAACCTCGCCGTTATCGTGCTGAACGACATCAACCTTCTGCGGATCAAGGACGCGGGTCTCAACGACCTCGCCGCTGCGATTCGTCAGGAACAACACGAAGGCGTTGCCGTCTAGGAGCAGGCTGCTGACGACGCGGTGCTTGAAGTCAAACGATGTGAAGTTCGGGTTGCTTGGTAGCGGCGTGTCAATCCAACTTGGTCGTGGTCGGTATGGACGGCGGGTGCCGTCAATGCGGATGTAGGTGTCCCACGGCAAACCAGCCACAGTGTCGGCGTACAACTTCACCGCAGCGTATACCGCGCCGATGCTTGTGGCGTTCTCCTGATTGACTGAGACTCCAGCCTCGGTCATCGTGTCTGCGATGAACCATCGTCCTCCGATAGTTCGCTCCTCGGATTGCTGGCGCCCTAGAAGGCGATCAAGGATTCCCATTTGTCTCCTTACAGTTCAATCCACTTCACCTCAGCGCGCGGCTTTGGCGCCAGTGCGTTCCCAAGTGTACCCGCTCGGCTGTGTGCCATCAACGCAGCGACCAGAAGGTCAATGCGCTTGAGTGAGGTCTTGGACTCTTTGCGAATCATAAGCCCATTTCGGCTGTAATACGGCGTGGCATTTGCGGCGTGTCTGGCAAGGCTGGGGTCGCCATTGTGCTTCACGCGGCCATTGACCACAGCGTCGTAGAAGGCGGCAGTCGCTGGCACCATTCGGCTCGGCGTCTGTGGGAACTCCACGACAGGCAAGCCGATCTGCTGCCACGCCTCCATTGACCGCTGCCAGCGGAATGGGTCGCAGACAATCTCTCGGACGGTGTGGGTCTGGCAGATCTCCAGCATCCTGGCTTCCACCTCCTCCACCGGCACACGCCAGTTGAGTTCCGCATCGAGTGGTCGCTCCCAGTGTCCGAGGACGAAGAACGCCTTGTCTGCCACGCGACAGGCCACGATGGCAGTGGAGTCGTTGCTGAACGAGCCGTCAAAGCCCAGCACCACTTCGTCCTCCTTGTTGAGTGCGATCTGGTCATCCTTGCAGGCTTCCCACGTGCCAGTCGGTAGGAAGGCTTGCGAACTGCTGACCCATTGGTTCAGGCGCTTGGTTCTGAACTCCTGCTCAGGCGTGCGCTTCTTGGCGCTCTGCAAGTCCTCAATGCTCAGGATGGCTGGATCAGAGAGCAGCCCTGGGTTCGCCTCGCTCCACTTCGTCTCGTCGCCGTAGGCGTCGTCAGCGGCTTCCCACCACGCCATTCCTAGCGTCGTGTCGTCGTTCTCTCCAGAGATGCGGCGACGCGCCAGTTGGTAGAGCGTGTACGCGATGGAGTCGCCGCCAGTGGAGTCCACTCGTGGTCCAGCCGTGGTGATCGCCACAAAGAGCGGCGAGCGCCTGGCGCCCATTGAGAGGCTGAGAACATCAAAGAGTTCGCGACTCGGCCACGCCGCCAACTCATCCGCGATGACCAGTGAGGCGCTCAAGCCCTCCTTCGTAAACGCTTCAGAACTCAACGCTTTGTAGACGGTGCCAGTTCCCTTGAACTCCATCGCATCGCGGTAGACCTTGATCTGCGCGCCCAGTTCTGGACTCATCTCAACGGCTCGCCGGGCGTGGCTCATCACCAACTTGGCTTGGTCTCGGTCAGCGGCTGCTGAGTAGATCTCGCCGCCTCGATCACCGTAGAGTCCGAAGAAGAGCGGCAAGGTGGAGGCAAGCGCCGTCTTGCCGTTCTTGCGCGCGATGCCAGTCAGG